GTCTTCACCGGCAACACACGTCCCGCGAAGTTCTCGCAGATGCCCGACGAGGACGAAGACAGCGCGAATACGCGCACTGATTACGTCAACAACGTGATTTTGGATCAGAACCCCGGATTTTCGATCTTCCAGACCGTAATTGGTGACGGATTGATTGGGCGCAACGGCATCGTCAAAGTCTGGTGGGACACCAAGGTCGAGCCCGTCTACTTCGACCTTTCCGACGCGGGCCTGTCCGACATCGCCGCTTACGTGCAGAAGAACCCCACCGCGCAGCTCGAGGAATACGAGCTGAACGAAGGCGAGGCCGACGAGAGCGCGCAGCGCATCAAGCGGGCCCGCTTCCGCATCAACAAGGACCGCTCACAGGTGCGGATCGAATGCCTCCCTCCAGAGGAGTTCGGAATATCGCCGATGGCGAAGAGCATCAAAGAGGCGGAGCTGGTATTCCATCGCCGCCCGATGACGGTCTCTGAGCTGATCAAGCAGGGCTACGATCCGAAGATCGTGAAAACGCTGCAGGACGACGAGCGCGTGTGGATGACCACCGAGCCCGAACTCCTGGCGCGCTTCGAGCAGACGGATGACCTGATCGGGCAGTATGCCCTCGAGGACGGCCAGCAGGCGCGAAAGGTCTGCATCGTCTACGAATGCTACCTCGAGCTGGATCTCACGGACGACGGCAGCAACGACGACAGCAAGGGCGTCTCACAGCTCTATAAGGTCGTGAAGGTCGGCAACACCATCCTGCACAAGGAACCGGTGTCGATGAAGCCCTTCGTGGACTTCTGCCCACTGCCCCGCGAACACGCCTTCTGGGGCATCAACTTCGCCGAGCTGCTGGTCCCCACCCAGGTGGCGCGCACCTATCTCGCGCGGTCCATCATCGACCACACGCTGACCACCAACAACCCCCGCATGATGGTTGCTCAGGGCGGCGTTAAGTCCCCTCGAGAACTCCAAGAGAACCGCTTCGGTGGCATCGTCAACGTCCGCACTGTGCAGGACATTGCGCCGCTGCCACAGGCCCCGATGAACCCGTTCGTCTTCCAGACCATCCAGGCTCTGCAGGCGGACAAGGAGCAGCTTACCGGCATCAGCCAGCTGTCCCAGGGCCTGAACAAGGACGCCATCTCGAAGCAGAACAGCCAGGAGATGGTGCAAGAGCTGATCAGCGTCTCACAGATCCGACAGAAGATCGTCGCTCGCAACTTCGCCGAAGGCTTCCTCCGCCAGCTCTACGACCTCGTCTACCGCCTCGTCATCGAGAACGAGAGCGAGCAGAAAGTCGTGCAGGTGACCGGCGGCAAGTGGGCCAACGTCGATTTCACGACGTGGCCTGAGGACTGCCCCATCGAGGTGCAGTTTGCCCTGGGCTACGGCGAGGCGGAGAAGGAAGGGAAGAAGTGGGCGGCAATGGATGCCTATATGTCCAAGCCCGACCTCGCGCCGCTCTATCCTCTCGCGAAGCGCTTCAACGTCCTGAAACGTTTGGCGGAGGCTAGCGGGATCAAAGATCTGACCCCTTACATGCTCACGCCTGACCAAGTGCCTCCGCCGCAGCCTTCCCCGATGGAGCAGGCCGACCTGGCAGTGAAGCAGGCCGACGCTCAGGTGAAGCTCGCCAACGCCAAGGCTGCCCAGCTTAAGGCCCAGCTGGATCTCTTGAAGCTGCAGCGTGAGACGCAGATGGAACTGCAGAAGATGCAGCTCGAGAACAAGAAGGTCGACGCCAAGATCCAGCTCGACCACGACAAGCTGGCCCACCAGGTCAGCGTCGACGCCTTCGAACTGCAGCTCGAGCTGGCCGCAGCTCAGAACGACAAAGTTACGGCTGTTGCGGAACCAACGCACGGCTAGAGTTGGGCCCTCGGAGTCATGACCGAGGGTTCCTGTGCGCGCCTGGGGGCGAGCGCGTGACCACTGCCCCCAACACTTTCACAGGACACCCCATGAGCCTAGACCTTCCATACGAAGAATGGGAACGCGTAATCCAGTCCGGCCGCGCAGCGCAGGAGCTTCTTGAGAACGAGAGCTTCCGCCGTGTTGTCGACGATCTCACGGAATACCACCTTGCGGGCCTCGTAGCCTGCAAGCCTGGTAACTCCAGCCAGGAGGCTCGCGACTACCACCATCTCCTACAATACGCCCTGACCGAGTTGGTCACGGATCTGGCCTCGCGCGCCGCTGCAGGTGCGCAGCTAGAGAGCCACGTCAAATCCCTTGAGGAACACCCAGAATGACCCTGGAAGCCCCCCAACTAGACCTCGCCACTTTCGGTGAGGGTGACGCGTTCGACGGCCCTGCTGCGTTCGAGGCGTCGTTTGGCACGGACACCGCAGAGCGGAAAGAGAGATCCTCCCTTGAGGCCCCTGAGAAGCCCGCTGAGGCCCCTGCTGAAGCAGACGCTACAGAGGGTGCTGAGAAGCCCGTAGAGTCCCCTGAGGACCCCTCTGAAGCCACCGCAGACGACGATGACGTCGAGGTTGAGCTGCCGCACGCGGAAGGCCCGAAGAAGTTCAAGGTCAAGGAGCTACTCCAGCTCGCCGCGGAGCGTGAGGCCATCACCAGCCGCAGCACGGCCCTGCAGGAGCAGGCCGCGAAGGTGCAGGCCGAGGCTGCCCGCTACCAGACCGGTATGCAGGCCATGATGAAGCGAGCGGAGGACAAGTGGGCCCCGTTCGCCACCATCGACTGGCTCGTGCTGCAGACGCAGGTGGACCCAGAGACCTTCGCAGCCACCCGTCAGATGGCCCAAGAGGCGCTGAACGAGGTTCAGTATTTCAAACAGACCCTCGACAAGGACGTGCAGGAAGCACGGGCCAAGGGCGAGCAGCTTCAGCGTGAGGCGGCCGTCGCCGCCGTGAAGGAGCTGCAGGATCCCGTCAAGGGCATCAAGGGCTTCGACAACAAGCTCTATAACGAAATCCTCGAGTTCGCCACGTCGCAGGGCCTGTCAGGCTTCCGCAACGTCACGGCGGCTCCAGCGATCCGACTGATGCACGACGCGATGATGTATCGCAAAGGGCTACAGGCGGCGACTACACAGGTGACCAAGGTGGTGAACAAGCCCACCAAGGTGCTCCGACCGACAGGGGGCAAGCAGTCCTCTGACACCAACGATGGCATGAATAAGGCCATGGCGAAGCTCCGTTCGGAGCGCAGCGTTGACGCGGCAGCGGACGCCTTCATGGCGAGCTTCCGGAAATAACTACACCCGTGACCGCCGCCACCAGGGGACGGAACGTCCCGTTCCCTCCAGCGGTCCCTATTCTAAGAGAACGCAATGACCACAATCGCATCCTATGACCTTGTTGGCGTCAAGGAAGACGTCAGCGACATCATCACCAACATCGCGCCGACGAAGACCCCGTTCCAGACCATGATCGGGACCGAAGGCATTCACCAGAAGCTGTATGAGTGGCAGGAAGACACCCTGGCCGCTGTTACGTCCGCTCCGACTGTTGAAGGCGCAAATGCTCCTGCCGGGACGTTCAACCCGACCGTGCTCCGCACCAACACGACCCAGATCTTCACCGCCGTCGCCAGCGTCAGCGGCACCACGGAAGTGACGAAGACCTATGGCCGTGACAAAGAGCTGTCTTACCAGCTCTCGCTGCGTGCCGCCGAGCTGAAGCGTAACCTCGAGTGGGCCATGGTCGGCACCGGCCAGACCTATACTGTCGGCAACGACAGCACCGCTCGCCAGTTCGCTGGCTATCAAGCGATGATCGACCCCACCGTGACTTTCACTGCGGGAACGGGCGGTGGCCTGAACTACACGGGTGGTGCTCCGACCCGCGTGTCCATCACCGAAGCGATGATCTTGACCACGTCCGAAGCGCTCTACGTCGCTGGTGCCGAGCCCGACACTCTGATGATCTGCCCTGCGGATGCCATCACTGTGGCGACCTTCTCCAGCACCGGTCGCACGAAGTTCGTGGACAACATGGAGAAGACGCTCGTCAACGTGGTTGACGTCTACGAAGGCCCGCACGGCAAGCTGAAGGTGGTGCAGAACCGCTTCATGCGTGGCACGGGCGCCTCCGGCAGCAACGACAGCACCAAGGACGCCTTGATCTTCGAGGCTCCGATGTGGAAGCGCACTCCGCTCCGCAACTGGTTCCGTCAGACGCTGGCTAAGGTCGGTGACTCGACCCAGGTGCAGATCCTCGGCGAGTTCGGCCTGAAGCACCGCAACTACAAAGCGTCTGGCCTGATCACGAACTTGCTCTAACAGGTGAGACCGGCGGGGGGTTAGCTGTCGCGCTCCCCGCCAATCTCTGAAGGAACAAGCTCATGAACCATACGCCGAACTTCCTCAAGCCCGCCAACGTCTCCCAGTCGATCACCACGTCCACAGGCGCCTCCGCAGCCGCCGCTAACGCCTTTGGCATTGGCACGCACTGCATCCGCGTCGTGGCCACAACGAACGCCTGGGTAATGATTGCTCCCGGGTCCCCTGTCGCCGCTGTCGGCGCAGGTGTCTACCTTCCCGCCAACGTCCCGGAATACTTCTCGGTGGCCCCTGGTGCCAGCATTGCCGCCATTGCGGATGCTGGGGCTGGGAAGGTCTACGTCGCCGAAATGACACGGTGAGAGAGGCGGCTTCGGCCGCTTCTCCATCGCCCTCACAGGAACCTCCCATGGCCCCCTACTTTGACGTTGACACGCAGGTCCTGCCTCATGAGCAGGGCCTTGTCATCGCACGCGAACAAGAACTCCCGCAGGCCTTTCTCGACTCCCTGAAGTCCGAACGCCTGGCCAGCGCGAACATGCGTGAGCGCGAATATCACCACGTCGCCAGCGTCCCCGCAGCAGTCTTCGACAACTGGCAGGCGCGCGGCCTAGACCCCTTCAACATGACCCCCCGCCAGATCGTCGCGCAGCTCCGCAAAGAGAACCTCGAGGCGTTCATAACGACCGCTAAGAGGGTCTAACGATCCCGTGAAAGGTAGAGCATGTCCACCTACAACGAACTCGTGACTGAACTCCAGAACAAGCTCAACCGCACGGACTGCACGACGACCCTGGCTGGCTATTTCGTCAACGACAGCATCCGCCGCATCGAGCGCGCAGTGCGGCTTCCCTGCATGGAGCGCCAGCTGATCGTCACCGCCACCGGCACCATGGACTACATTATGGTTCCTCCTGACCTGCTGCAGATCAGGGGCGTTCTGGGCCCTTCGATGGACCCTAACAACACCATTGGGCTGCCCTTGAAGAAGATTGATTTCGATCAGCTCCTGCGCCTCCCACGCCTGAACGCCTGGCCGCGTTATTGGGCCCGTGAGCAGAACCAAATCTACGTGCGCGGCGCTGCCACCACCGGCCAGGCCATCACGCTCCGCTACTACGGGCAGTTCAGCCCCTTCACGCCCGCCTCAGGATCTACAGACCCCGGCACGGGCACCAACGAAATCTCCCTGATCGCTCCGGACCTGATCACATTCGGCGCTCTGTCGTTCGCAGGCGACTACTTTGAACACCCCAAGGCAGCCGACTGGCTGACCGCTTACAACGGCCTCCTGGAGGAGGTGCAACAGATCGGGGACACCCTCGAGAACGATGGCGGGCCCACCGCGGTGCAACGCATGTATGGCGAAGGATGGATGGAATGAGCGGCTCGATCAGCATCACCACGGGCCTGTTCAATGGCACCGCCGTTAGTCCACAAGAGGGAACGGACATCCAGAACGCCCTGACGAACACGGAAGCCGCAGTGACCACTGCTGAGGCTGCTGTAACGACCGCCACCACGGCGGCTGCCGGGGCAACCACGTCAGCCACCAACGCCGCATCCTCTGCCACCGCCGCAGCCACGTCGGCCACCAACGCCTCCACGTCCGCAAGCGCCGCGGCAGCGTCAGCCACCACCGCTGCGGGCTCCGCTTCGGCTGCCGCCACAAGCGCCTCTACTACCACCACGCAGGCCACTGCAGCGTCCTCCTCTGCGAGCGCGGCTGGCGCGTCCGCGGCAGCGGCGTCAGCCTCCGCCTCTACAGCCAGCACCGCAGCCACCAACGCGGCCTCTTCCGCCACCGCTGCAGCAGCCTCCGCCACCACCGCTGCGGGCCTCGCTGCGGGCCTCAACCTGCCGTCCGTAACGGGCGCCGCAGGCGACTATATCAACGTCAACAGCGGCGCCACGGGCTACCAGCTCCGCACGCCCGCCCAGGTGCTTTCGGACATCTCTGGGGTCAGCACGTCGTCTCTCACGTCGACCCTGGCCAGCTACGTGACATCCACGTCGCTCACCAGCACGCTGTCGTCCTACGTGCTCACCACGACGCTCTCCAGCTACGTGACGTCCACGGCCCTGACATCGACCCTGTCGTCCTACGTCACCAACTCGTCACTCAGCAGCACCCTGGGCAGCTACCTGACCACGTCGTCAGCCAGCAGCACCTATGCCACCCTGGCGGGGGTGAACAACGCCCTGACGTTCCAGTTCACGTCGAACGCCTATACCGTCAGCAGCGGCAACTTCGCAGCCAATGGGTTCCTCAACTGCATCGTCGCGCTGACTGGTAACAGCACCCTGACGATCCCCTCAGGGGTCTATAAGCGCTTCACAGTCCGCAACCCAACGGCAGCCTATACGATCACCGTAACGACCGGCTCAGGTTCCACTGCAGTCGTCCCAGGCAACACCACCGCCGAGCTGGTGTCGGATGGCACGAACGTCTATCTGTCCAACGCAGGGGCACTCACCACGGCTGCGGCGGCGAACACGTATGCTCCGCTGTCCTCCCCGGTGCTCACGTCCCCCACGATGAACAGCATCAACGGGACAGCGATCAGCGGGAACCGGAATAGGCTCATCAACGGCAACTTCCTGATCAATCAGCGCGGCTACACCAGCGGAACCGCGCTTTCGTCTGGTGCCTATGGATTTGACCGCTGGAGGGGTGGAGCGAGCGGCTGCACAATCACTTTCACGGGTGCAACACCAGACACTACCATCACCATCACGGCTGGAACTCTCCAGCAAGTTATCGAAGGCCCCGCACACATCGAGGGCGGAACATACGTTTTGTCATGGACTGGGACAGCGCAGGGCCGAATCAATAGTGGTTCTTATGCCAGTTCTCCGGTTACGGTCACCGGGATCACCGCAGGTTCAAACGTAACAGTTGAGTTTAACACCGGAACGCTCGGACTTGTCCAGTTTGAAAGCGGAACACAAGCGACGACTTATGAACGCCGGTTGTTTTCTATGGAGTTTCAGGCGGCTCAAAGATACTACCAAAATCAGAATTTCTTTCTCGGCGGATATTCTGTGGGCAGTGTTCAGCAAGTTCTGGCAATTCCATTGCAAGCGTCTATGAGGGTAGTTCCAACAGTCACCGGTGGAACTATTACATATACTAATGCAGGATCAGGGACTTACTCTGCATCAGGTGCGGGTGCAGTCCAATATGCTTGCATTGTCTCAGCAACCGGCGGTTATTATTTCTATGGCAATGTTACAGTGTCAGCGGAGTTCTAACAAATGTCTCAACCTTATGCACTTATGACTTTGCCATTTCCCCCCGGTCAGCAGTTCATCTTCCGCCGGGCAGACAGTGCAACAATTCCTTTGGTCCCCGCTAACACCGACTATCAGACCTTCCTTGCCTGGGTCGCTGCGGGCAACACTCCGGACCCCTCGCCATGACAACCGACCAGGACCGTGAGTTTCGCGAAGATGTCATTGACCGCTTGGCGCGCATTGAGGCAGCCGTAGAGGACTATAAAGACCGTGTGGGCAAGATGGAGGCCGCTCTAAGGCGCCTCTGGGCTGCCCTCATAGTCCTCGTAGGAGGCTCTACGGCTGCCGCTCCGCAGCTCCAATCAGTGATCTCTCACTTCATACCCTAACCCCTCCAGGGGACGGAAGGACGTCCCGTCCCCTTCCACCACCTGTCAGAAGGATACCACATGCTTCCGACAGCAGAACAGATCGCAGACACCCTGCTGCGGCACCTTGAAGGGTGTGTCTTACACCCTTACCAAGACTCCGCAGGCTATTGGACCATTGGAATTGGCTGCCGCTACCTGCTCGATGGTTCCACGGTTACGGCAGACACTCCGCCGATCACCAACGACCAGGCAGACGCCCTGCTGGACGCGGCGCTGAAGGGAACCATGGCGCGTGTTGACGCGGCCGTTAAGGTGCCCTTAGAGCCCGCCCAGCGGGCAGCGCTCTACTCCCTGGCCTACAACATCGGCTGCACCAACTTCGAGCGAAGCCGCCTCCTGGAGGCCCTCAACGCTGGGCACACGCTCGAGGCAGCGGGCTACTTCGCGGACTGGAAGATGGCTGGTGGCAAGGTGGACAAGGGCTTGGTGAACCGCCGCGCCTACGAGCGTGGGGTGTTCTTGGGGAACCAAACACCCTCTAGAATGCCCTCAGAAGGTGCTACAGCCACCTTTGTGTCCGTCCCGGTGCTGCCCTACCGGCCAGCCGCCAAGGCCCCTGTAGCGCCTCCCCAGGCCCAGGAAAAGGACGGGACGTCGTCCCCTAGGACGGCACCGTCGTGCCCTACGGCAGACGATCTAAACGCCTCTGAACTGAAAGCTATCACATGACCCTCGACAAAGCCCATGTGGCTACTCTCCTGACGGCATTCGCGGCCCTTGCGACTGCCGTAGCGGGTGCCGTAGCGGATCCCTCAACGGCCTCTGTGGTCACCGCTGCGGCCACCGCGGCCCCTGCCGTTGCCACCGTGCTGCACGCAGTGTCCGCCAACGCCGCTGCGGCGAAGGTTGACGCGGCTGTTGCCGCTGCGCCTGCCCTGGTGCCGGTGGTGGAAGCTCTTGCCCCCGCCGTTGAGGCGGCTGTCGAAGCTGCCGCTGTGGCCAAGAAGTAACAAAAACAGGTAGTCACCTCCCGAAATGGGAAGCGGCTACCTGCTTTTTTGCGTTTAGTTGATGGCTGTGTGGAGCGCCCTCTTGGTTACGTAGATGGCTTCTTGGATTTGGTCGAGGGTGTTCCCGTAGTCAGCCTTACCCCGGGCGGCTTCCAGCTCCCGCAGAGCACCAAGCAACTGCTCCGCGCAGCGCAGCTCAGTGGTATCCTCAGGCTGTTTCATCAGTGCGTCGTCCATGGTCAGCCCTTCTCTACGATTGGTTGGTTCAATAGAAACGCCCGGAAGAGCATCCGAACGACACCCGGGTTGTCCTGAAACACGGCCTGGAAGCCGCGCTCTACGAGGGTGCAGACTTCCTCCTCATTGAGGCCCTTCTTCTTGCTGGCGAAGCCCTCAAAGATGCAGTGCATCAGTTCATGCAGCAGTAGTGCCCCTTGCTCTGAAGGGCGGCGACTAGGGCGGATACGCAGGGCCCACTCGTCGAAGTTAACCAGGGCACGGGCGTCTGCTTCCCCGGCCTCCTTGTCGCCCAGCGGCTCCAGCTTGTAGGTGTAGGGCCCAACCTTGATGCGTGGGCGGCTGACGTGCGCCATTACAGCGGACTCTTGGAGAACCCCGCGGAGGGCGTGTTCGTGGGCGTAGCAGTCTCCGCCAACGTGACCGTCAGGACGAACTCGCGGGTGCCGTCGAGATGCGTGGTGATGACGAAATCTGTGGTCTGCGTGGGCAGTGAGATGGGGTTCGCCGGAGCCCCAATGATGGCTTTCTGAAGTGCCAGAGTGGCAACCTTCATGCGCTCACCGATGATGGCGCGGAGGTGGGCTTCCATTTGGTTGGACATGCGAGTGGCGGTCATAATTTGTCCTCGAATTGGTAGGCTTGCAGGTGGGCCGACGCTACGAGCGGTCGGCGACGTTCACGGATCAGTTCCCCAACGACTTCGTGAATGCGCCGAAGCTCGTCCGTAGAGACGTCGAGGAAGAAGGTGCGGATCTCACGTTCAGTCCAGGAGATATCTTCCATCACAGCTTGTCCTTCCAGACCTCCGTGGGGTCCTGACCGTCGTCCACGCGCTTGCCGCGCTCAAGGCATTCGATCTGGATCTCCAGGTAGCGAATGGCCTTGCGAAGGTCCTCCACGCCGTTCTTGGCGTCGTAGCGACAGGCGTATTTGATCACGTTGCCGATGTTGAACGGCAGCTTGTTGGCGTTGATGAAAGTGATTGGCTCGATGACGTAGCGAGCATAGTGGTTCGGCTGATAGACGTTGTCGGTTTCCACAGGATCTACCCTCCATACCACATCCGCATCTGAGGCGTTCGGTGTTGGAGCGCCCTTGATCAGCTCGATGTCTTCGATGGCGAGCCACTGCCTAGTGGACGAGCCGTCAAAGTGGCGTGGGTAGTCGACGAGAACGAGAACACCGCTCGAGTCGGTACTATCTACAGTCCCCGTGGAGCCGATGTCCCAGATCAGGGACTCTTCGGACTTGCGGACGGCGCGCACACGGTCACCGGGCTTAAACATGGGCTTCTCCTCTTCGACCTTGATGAAGTTCTTTTCCGACCTTGACGAAGTTCTTTGAGAAGTAGGGCAAGTTGTCCCCTTTGGCGAAGAACATGTCACCCCGGGGGCCAGGCCGACGCCTAACGGTCTTCACGTCTCCGACGACAGCGGGGTGGTCGGCGGCAACGCAACGCACACGGTCGCCAACGGTAAACTCTCCGGCTTTGAAGGGTGCCACAGGCGGATCTCCTTGTTCGATTTGTCGTAGTCCCCATAGCGCAGAATGCGCGCGAGGCGGGCTTGCAGCAGGGCGTCCTGCTCCTTCATTCCAGCCTCGAGATAGGCGTTCAGGACGCGGTCCCAGAGCGGGTCGTCAGTGCGTTTTGGAGCGCGGGATTGGAGGATTTTAAGGGCCTTCTTAGGACCACATCCAGGGATGCCCTTATAACCATCCGTAACGTCCCCTGTGAGGGTCTGCATCATCCACGCCCAATCCGCCGTGAGGGGATCAATGAGCACCGGGGCGGGATCCTTGTTCGGGTTCAGAACCCGCGCTGGGATCGTTCGCATATCCTTGTCGACGGCGACGATGACGCTGTTCCCGAACCACCTCGGAGAGGTCGCCAGGATGCCCATAAGATCATCAGCTTCGAGGCCATCAACGCAGTCGCAAAGGAACTCCTCCTTCACCGCAGCGACGACCTCCCAATACCCTTCAGGCTTCTCCCGCCTGCCCGCTTTGTATTCCGCCGAGATGAACTTGCGGAAGTTGTGCGAGCCGGTAAAGAGCACCCTTGCCTCTGTGCAGTGGGCTGCTTTGGTCCACTCACGGACGACTGTTACGGCGTCCGAACGGGCCTTATCGATGTCGATGGTCGAGCCGAAAGTGAAGGTCTTGGTGTTGCCGCAGATGGCGCGGTAGCAAATGTAATCCCCGTCGCAGAGCGCGACGCTCATAGCCGGAACTCGTTGAACCGGATCTCGTCGCCCACCAACTGTGTGGAGGGATAGAGGGCGCCGAAGTCTTCGCGGCGCAAAGCCGGGCCCACCGGGACAGGCAGTCCGTCGATTGGGTCGATGTATTCAAACGTAGGGCCATACTTCACCAGGAACTTCACCACGCGCCGTCGGGAGCGCTCCAACTTGTCCTGAGGGCAGTTGGGGTGAACCCGAAAGCGCTTTGCGGCGAAGTCCTCGGTGAAGGCGTCCGACCAAACCACCTTCTCGCCGTCCGTAGCAATCTGGCAGATGGTGAAGTCGAAGCGCGCGAAGAGATCATCGAAGGACAGCGTAGGGTGGCGCAGGAAGACCAGCTGAATGGGTTGTTGGAAGTCCCGAACGTTGGTGTTAAAGACTTCGTAGACGTCCTTAATGCCCTCTCCGTAGCCGTTCAGGACCGGCGCGAAGTGCCCCATACCTGCGGCGTAAAGCGCAGGGTAGCCGGGCTCTGCGTCGGTCGGGATGAAGATGTCGAGATCCTTGGCCTCGTGGCCGAGCGCCAGGTCACGCAGGCAGCCGCCGCCGAGCAGGGCGCCGGGGTATTTAGATCGCACGGCGGCGAGGATCTCGAGCCACCGCGCTGGGATTTGTTCAAGGGTGATCATTGGTCCTCCGGAAGGGTCAGGAAGCACATCAGAGCCACCAGCAGTGCGCCGCACACCACCCAGCCCTTGATGACCTCTGTTGTGAGAGCGGGATCAAATACCGCGACGGCTTCGCCGACGATGAAGATCAGGGCGATGAGACAGACCACCGCCAGGGTGTCGTCTTCGGTCACAGGTGGCCAAAGCGGACTAGGTTGCGCACCTCGGCCTTTGAGAGCTGCGTGGGCGAGCGGTTGGCGGTCACCAGCAGCATGACACCGGCGGTGATCAGGCAGCCGATCCAGGTGCCAACGAGGAGCAAGAAGATGTTGAAGAGCATGGGTCAGTCCTCCGAAGGGGGTTCAGCGATCATGTGAGCTAGGAAGAAGAAGAGCAGCAGCCCGTAGAACTGCAGGTCACTGTAGATCAGGTCATGTGGAACTGTGTGGATCATTAGATCAGTGCGTTTCCCCCCAGTGGTCGCCGATGCTGTATTCCCCCACCATTGGGCAGCGACTGCCGAGCCTGAGCCCTGCCGCCTGGATGCTGTCCGCCATGGCCATGCCAACAGCTTCGGCGATCTCCGGGCGGCACTCGATCTGCACCTCGTCATGGACGTTGGAGCAGTAGCCGTAGTCAACGCCGTGTTTCCAGCCCATCTGCGAAGCTCGCTCAAAGTGGAAGATCACCAGGGCGCACTTCATGATGGACTGTTCAAATCCTTGCATCAGGAACACAAGGGCGGAGTGAGGGGAGCGGACGGGGATGCGGAAGCCGCTAAGAGCCTTCAGCCAGCCCCGCTTTTTGGCGGCTTTACCGATGTCCGCAGCGAGGTCTTCGAAGCCGCTGATGGCCTTGAACAGTGCCGTTCGGGCCTGCGCTCCGAGAGCCTTGTCGGAGAGCTTGGGTGGCGTCAGTCCAGCTCCCCGCATCTCTTCTTTGAAGGTCTTTCCGAGCTTGACGTCCCCGCCGCCGAATAGGACGCAATAGAGACAACGCTTGGCTCCCTCACGTAGGCGTTTGCGGGGCTTAGCGATGTCTGGGGGTGCGTCCTGTAGACTGACAGCAGAAATCGAAGGCACCACGCCACCACCAAAGCCGATCTCAAGAAGCGCTTCACGATTGGCGCTGTGTGTGTCTGTTCCAAGCTCTTTGTCTCCATATGCCTCGCGCTGTATGGCGGCCCCACCGTCGTAGGGTGCCAGGTAGTGCGCCAAGCCGCGCGCCTGGATCGAAGCGCCGTCACAGCCCACCAACTTCCAGCCCTGGCGGGCGCGCCAGCACGCGCGCATCCGGGGATCTTTGTTGACCTGGGCCATGTTCGGCGAGGCGTGGCTGCAACGCCCCGGGGCGCAGCCTACGGTGTTCACAGAGCCATGAACGCGCCCGTCCGGTTTGACGTGCTTCAACCAAGCGCTTTTTCCTTCGCTAATTTGGGCGATTTTCTTTTGGATCTCAAAGAATGGTATCAGCGCCTGTGCCTCTGGGTATGGGAGGCGCGCGAGAACCTCCTCGTCCAGCGTTGGGTGGCCGTCGGCGCCGAACACCTTCGGTTTCCAGCCGAGCCCGACCAGGCGGTCGGCGACTTGATGACGTGAGCCTGGATTGAAGACTTCGAGCTGGACGCGTGTGAAGGGGCATCCTGCCGTGTAACCGCGGCTCCTGTCGTTACGCTTGGGCACGCAGACGTCGTGACCTCCCTTAACGCGTAATGGCACGTAGCGAGGGGGGAACACGTTCCGAAGCTCCGTGGTCAGGCGGGCCAACTCACCGCTGAGTTCGGCGTCGAGCTTCTGAGCAGCGTCCACGTCGAGTGTGAAGCCGTTGGTCTCCTGCAGGCCCATCACATAGGCGAACCGCATCTCCAGGTCCACGCAGCCCCAATCGCGGATGATCGGCTCGACCTTGCGGTAGAGCTGGCGCGTGACCTTCACATCCTGCCGGGCGTATTCAATCATGGCCGGATCCCACTCGTAGAACGAGCCGGTGAAATCCCCCTTGTGAACCCCCAGCCGCCGACCCCACTCCTCGAGGCTGTTCATGCGTTCGCCGGGGTCGGATAGGCGCGCCGCAACCAGGGTGTCATAGACAATGGTGGGGTCGATCAGGCCAGGATAGAGGCGCTCCAGGGCTGGGACGTCGAACCGAAAGCCGTTATGAAAGACCAAACGGTCGGCGGTCTTCAGGCGCTCGAGGCCTTCCTGCAGCGGCCGGTCACATCCGGGGTAGTCTCCGTAGACTACGGCGTCAGTTCCGTCGGCGTCCCCAACTTGCAAACACCACAGGTGTGTCAGCTCGTGGAGCCAGCCATTTGTCTCGATGTCACAAATCAGGGTTTTCATCGGTCGTGTCCTCCGGGGACTGTTGGAGTGCAGAGATGTGCGCCTCCAGCTCGTCGGAGGTCAGGACCTTACCATGGCGGTGGAGGTATCGGAGGGCGGATGACAGGACGGCAGGGCTGTCCTTCAGCTTGCCCAAGCCAGTATTGCACGCATAACAGAGAAGACCGCGAACCCTGCCTGTGTCGTGGTCATGATCCACTGCCAACCTCCGACCCGTCGGGCAAGTCCCAGCGCAAATGGCACACACACCGCCCTGCTGATCTGCCAGGGACTCGTAATCAGCAACGGTCAAGCCAAACCTACGCATTAAGTGATCTGCGCGATGCATCGTTGCCCTCTTCTCCGGGTTCGCAACCCGCCAGGCCTTGCAGGCTTCACGGCAGCAGCTACGGCAATCCGGACGCAAACCCCCTCGTTTTTGGGTGTCCCGGTTGAACTGATCTATAGGCTTCTCTTCGTGGCACTTACTGCACCGGCGAGTCTGTGGGCTAGAAGTCTCCACCACCGGCCTCCTCATCCCTAAACCCGTGTGAGGAACCCGCTGAGACCTCCTTAAGCACCCCTGTGCGCTCGTCATACCGGAGTTTCCACGTCTTCCCCGTGGCACTCCCCGTCCGGCGATCCTTCAGGCATCGCAGCGTGCTTGTATGGCGCTCCTCTTGGTCCTCTGCCTGCTGCTTACGCTCCAGGGCAAAGATGCTGTGGGCCCAGAAGCCAATCGACCGGCTACCCTTCAGATGCCGGATCATCACCCTCCCGCCTTCTTCGTGCGGCGTGCCCTCAGGTGTCGCCAGGTGGCTCACCACCATCAGCACCACGCCGAAACGTTTGGCCATGCCCGCCAGCTCCGCGGTGATCTGCTCCAGCTCCTTGCGCTCATCGTCCGCCGCGGCGGCGAGCGCCGTGAGGTGATCCAGAACAATGACCTGGCATCCCAACGATGAGGCCATATAGGCCACCTTGGTCTTGATGGTCGCCCAGTCGGCGACGCCGAAGCTGTCGTAGAGGTGGACCCGTTTGGTGGCCTTCAGAGCCTCCCAGGCGGCCGTCAGCTCCTCCGGGCCCCAACTACCGTCGTCGACGTTGAAACGCCGCGCAGCGATCTTCCCTGCCAGCCTGCGGCCCGTGTCGCCGACATCCTGCTCGAGGAACAGGGCGCCGACCGTGAGACCCAGCTCAGTGACGTCGTGAGCGATGCACTGCAGGAGGAAGTCGCTCTTCCCCACGCCGGTCCCGGCTCCGAGCACGACAACGTCGCCAGGGAACCGCCCGAAGGTGTCCTTCGTGACCGTGGGCCAGGGGTAGCTGAAGCCCAGACCGACCTTGGCCAGGACGCGGTCCTCGATGTCCGCCAGGCCGACGATGCCATCAGGGCGATAGGTGCGAGCCTGGTAAATGGCAGACTTGATTTCCCCATCCAGATCAGCCACGAGCATCTCATTCGCGTCTTTGAGGGGCATCTCCGCAATCTTCGCCCTTCCGGGTGTCAGTAGGGCAGCACACTCGACGGCAGCCTCCCGCCCCGGCTCATCCATGTCGAAGGCAAAGACAACCTCCTCAAACGTCTCGAGCCATTCCAGGCTGCGCTGCACGGCCTTCTTCGCCGACTGGGCGCCGTTCGGCACCGAAACCACCGGCCATCGGTTACCGAAGGTCTGGCTGACTGACAGGGCGTCAATCTCACCCTCCGTAACGACGACGCGCCGCCCCCCAGCGGCCCACAGATGGGCACCAAAGAGCGGCGCGTTCTTGCCGTCGCCTATCACCGTGAAAGTCTTGTCGGCACCTCTGACCTTCTGCATCACCAGCGTGCCGTCAGCATCCCGATACTCCGCGATCTGCACGTTGCGGCCCCGGTGGTCCTTGCCGACCTTATAACCGAACTTGCGGCAGGTATCCTCGTCGATCTTGCGCTTAAGCAGCGCTTGAAACTCTCCATCCAGGAAGTCGTAGTCCAACTGTCGTGCCCTCCGTGGCTGCGCATCCCCAGCGGCAGTGGTGTGTGTCTGGCAAGCGAAGCAGAACGCGTGCCCATCGGTGTAGAGACTGTTAGCGTCGGAGCTGCCGCAGTGCGGACAGGCGATGTGCCCAACGAACTCACTGTCTTCAGGCATCCTTGCCTCCCGCCACAGTGAGCCGCGGCAGCAGCGCGCGCAGGGCCTTCACCTGTCCGTGCAGATGCGCCATGGCAATGCCGTTCTCTGGCGTCGGCGCCCGTTCGTAGGCGTCTTCTGCGGCGCGCAGCGCCTCCTGCGTCTGGATCAGCTTCTTGAACTTCTCCGCGCTGTCGCCGCTGTGGGCCACGGCGGGGCCCGTAAGGCGCCTCAGGAACCCCGCCGGTGTCTCATCACTCACGGCAGGAGACGCTGCGCGCGCTCCAGCACCGCAATAAGGTTCCCCACGGCCTGCCGACTGCACAGCAGGATCACGTCCATATCTGGCGAACCGTCAGTCTGCTCAATCCATAGGCCATCACTGTCAACCGACACTGACAACCGAAGATCGCTCTCGTTCACAAGCACGTCGAAGTGCTCTTCTTGCTCAATCAGCATGGGTCAGGCTCCCTGTTGGAGTTCGTAGCGGGCGTAGCGCTGCCCGGTGACGTCGCGGCAGACGGTGGTCTTGATGGCCACCCCGGCCTGCTTCAGGTCGAGGATGCGGCGCGGCAGGTGCCGCACGCGGTAGACGGCCTCCGCCTCAACACCCGTGACGGGGCCGTTGCGGAGCAGCTTCAGAACGTTTTCGCACTGTGGGCTCATAGGGGACTCCTAGAAGGGTGTTGGGGTAAGGGGATCGTTAGAAGTTGGGCGCCACAAACGACGTTGGGATTTTCATTGCAGTGTCCCTGTGCCTTGGTGGTTTGGAATGACAACGGTGTTCGGCTCTGGAAGCGCCTCCAACGCCAGCTGAACAAACGGCGTGGCGATCCGTGGATCCACGGCTCCCGGCAGCGCCACGGCCACGGTGACACCACCCTCGCTGTATACGCGCATCTTCGCATTTTCCGCGAATATCGGCAGATCGACTGTAACGCAGTCGAAGCTGTCAGCGAGCAGGAAGCAGGACTTGTTCAGGGTGACGTTCATGGCAGCTTCCCGATCCAGATGTTCACGCCAGGCTCTTCACCCTTAGCCGCCCAGCGCTTCACAGCAAAGGCTGAGATTACGCTGTCGTCGTCGTCCCAGATCTTCGCTTGAGTGACGGCGTCCTGTGGCCCCTTGGTCAGGTTGTCCCAGTCGCCCTTAGGGCGCTCCTTCACGGTCGTCTTGGGCTTCGTCAGGATGATCTCGAAGACGGCCATAAGGTCCCCCGTCAGCGGCCCGTCCGCAGGGCGCTGTTTCGAGAGCTGCTTGACGCACTCAGCGAGATACTGAGCATACCGCTTGCCCTTGAACATGACCGCCCGCCCGAACCGGGCGGCACACTGGAGGCTTTCGGGAACCGGTTCGGCGTCGATGCGGAGCTGAAGAACCTCGCCTTCAGCATTGCCGACCAGCCAAACCAGAACCTCGCGTAGCTCCCTCTGCGCAGCTACCTCAGAAGTCCGCGTCATCGGCGCCGATCTCCTGACCAGCAACCGCCGCGGGGGCCTCTTCCTCCGCCTCCTCGTGCTCGTAACCGTCTTCCTCGCCGAACCCGAGAGACTTGGCGCTACGGGCGCCGCCCTTGCTCACCAGGTCGATGATCTGCACGCCCTGCAGCGCCAGCTTCAGGCCTGCGGCAGCAGTGCCCGGAATGAAATACGGGCGGGCCTCAACGGCGATGATGGCGACTGTGCCGCCCCAGATCTCGGGAACGATCTTCATCTCGTGGCCCTTGGCGTCGAACACCGGCACGGTTGCGGTCCAGCGCTGCCCAGCCTTCGTGCCCGACTTATACTCGCCCGAGTAGGGACGCTTGAACGAGAACTCAACCTCACCCGTGGGCAGTTCGGTGTCCTGGTCGAGCAGCTCCACGAACATCGGGTTCGGCTTCACGCTGCCCAGCTTCTTCCGGCTCTCCGCCTTCAGGGCCTTGAACTCCTCCGCAGCTGCATCCATGGCGGCGTCGTAGTGCGGCTGTAACTTGGCGATGAAGGCCTGCACCGCCGGGTCGTCCATCATGCCGATGGCCTTCGTGCTGAACTCACCGTCGGGCTTCGGGATGTTCTTCGAGCCGTAGTCAGGAGCGTGGATCTTCGGGAACTTGAGCACCAGCTTCGGAGTGTTGAACTTCGGATAGACCGGGCGTTTCATTTGCTGCGGCATGTGTTGACCTTTCAGGTATTGGGATCGTTAGAGTTTCAGGAGAAAAAGAACTCGGCGTCGAGAACCTCGGAGACATCGAAGTCTCCTCGAGCAGGAAGAGGAGGAAGGCTGACGTGGGGGGCATAGGTGTGGATATACTCCGCTGTCCGTGCCAGCCAGTCGTCCTTGTAGATGTCCACAAACGCCTGGCGCAGGATCACCCCCAGCTCGCTGGTGTTGCGCGCGTGAGTGCCGTAGCTGTCGTGGATCATGGAAAACGAACGCATTCCGCTCTCGTTGGCACGAGCAACGGTCAGCGCCAGGTGTGAGGCGTCAAACGAGTGGACGAAGTTGGGGGCAGACCCAAGGGCCTGCTTGTGGTGGTTAAGCTGCCCGTTAGGGTCCTCTTGATCGACCCAGACGTCCCCGCAGAGCGTCTCGATCTTGTAGGTCGACTTCTGGTAGTAGGCTTGCCGGCAAAGAGACCCCGTCGGGGTGACCCAGTCGAACGGCACCTCCGCCTTGGCGAGGCTGTGAGCGGTCGTCTGGAGCCACGCCATGATGCCCTTGGCGCCGCTGACGGCCTGGGATAGGGCTTCTGTCATGCAGTCCCGCAGGTAGTCCGCAGCGGGTCCCTTAGGGCCTTCTAGGTCGTCCAGGTGGCCGTCCGCGATGAGCTGCGTGCGGATGCCACGGTCTGTGACCCCGTAGGGGGTTGTCATCACGGCCCGCTTGACGGTCTTGCGGTCGACCCTACCGTGCCATTGGAGGGCCTCTGGATGGCCCTTAGCGGCATCCTCCTCGACCTTCTTCTGCACCAGCTGGGCAACCTCCATATAGATGTCCTGGCGCGGCTGGTTGGCCCGCAGATTGGTTGCAAACGCCCCCACGGGATCGAGGCCCATGGCGGATAGATGCTGTAAGCCGTTACATGTACCGTCGAGCTGGATCGGCAGGTGGCTGACGAACTCGTCGGGGTCCTCGGCGCTCAGGGCCTGTGCCAGCTCGTGGCAGGTGGCCAGGAACTGCCAGGGGTCATCCGCCTGAACCCACAGGTCCCTGCAGCGGATCGGATCCAGGGCGATACGCGCGATGTCAGTCTGATGATCCATCACCCACTGGACGCGGTCAACCAGGGGCAGCTTGTCCATACCAGCGCATGAAGCCGCCCTGACACACAGCCAGAATAGGCCATCCGGGCCCAATGGCAGCCCAGTCGCGAACATCAGCAGGCTCTTGCCGAAATCGTTCGCCTGCGGGTTTGGCCCCGTGGTCGAGATTGGATGGATGCGACCGCGGAAGCAACGGCTGTGTGGGAACCATATCGAGGCGTAGCCTTCCATCTCCTTGGCCACGGTCAGGTAGTCGAGCAGGGCGCGCTCACGGGACTGCTTCCTGGCGTTCTCGGCGTGGATGTCGGCGATGCCGCGCAGCCACTGCTTCTTGCTGTCGGCGTCGAGAGCACCCCAGTGGGCGTCCGACAGCCGGTCGGGGGTTGACTGGATATAGGTGCGTTCGAGGAAGGGCAGGCGGACGTTGCTGGTCCAAGCGTCCATGGCGACGTCCAGTAGCCACCTATTGATGCGCCACTGGGTCGCCTGCACGGCGTTCAGGCCGTCGAGATCAAGCTGTGACACCGGCCGCTCGAGGAGCGCGGTGTGGGCGTGCATACCGCCGCGGATCAGCGGGGCCTTATGGATGACGAAGCCACCAGTTGCCTGGGTCATGTGCGCTCCTTTGCCGAGGAATTGGTCGGGCATTATAGGCCGGACTCGCCCGTAGTTTCCGGTGTGCGGAGCGCTACTCCGCCGCGCCTATAGCGACTCGTGGCATTTAGGCTCTCCACGACTGAGCCCCCCGATACGCTTGGCCGGGTCACTCGGGGGCACATGATGGGAGGCTGCGGTGAGACGCAGAACCGGCTGCGTATGGGTTCAGCTCTGCTCCTGGCGGTGGCAGTCGGCCACTAAGCGGTCATCGTTGGCCTCGGCATAGAAGGCCGCAGCGCTGCAGGCTTCAAGGGACGGCAGGGGGCCCTCCCAGAGCACTGAGCAGGACCCCTGAAGACAAAGCTGAATGACGAGTATCCAGACTGGCATGAGTTCTGTCCTATTTCGCACAGAAGGCTTTCTGTTGGTCGAGGACACCGGTTTAGGCGCATGGTCTGGGGACTGTTAGAGGGGTGGGTAAGCCCACGGGATCGGCGGGATGATCATGGGCATGAACTGCGGACGGGCCACCTCCTGGCGCGTGTGAATGTCCCGTATCAGGTCCGTGGTAGCCTGTGTGGGGCGGATGAAGGCAGTCTGCTTGCTCCCCTTTCGTGCGTAATGGGTCGTGAACCGTTGGGGGGCAGCATCCAGCAGGCACTGAATAAGACAGCCACCCAGGACGATCTTCAGGCCCTCGCTCCAGGGCTCAGTCCGCAGCTTCAGCACCGCCAGGCGCCACCGCACCCAGGTCCGCCTCTGGACCTTCGGGAACCGGCGCTGGAAGATCTTCAGGATGTCCCGATGCTGCGGGTCTCCCTTGGCCTCCTTGTTCAGCTCCTTCTGCTCCTCGATCCAACGGCAATACTCGACTTGGTCCCGCACAGCGTCGGCAATGCCCTTGGCGAGTGCAGTGCGGGTGGCGCCGTCCTGGTTGTGGCTGTTGAGGTAGCTCAGAGCGTCGGTGAGGGTGATGGCTGCCAGGACGTCGGCCTCGAGCAGGTTGATCACCATGCCCCACTTGGGCTGCTTGGTCTGGCCCTCAATGGCCGCCTCCATCTCCTTCTGCTTCACACGGATGTGATCCGATAGGCTGGGGATGATCTCCCTGAGCAGGGCTTTACCAGGCGCCGTGTCCGCCTGCCGACCGGAGGCTTCCGCCTCGGCGACACCCTCACGGTAGAGCCTGACAGCCCGGTTGGTGCCCTCCTGCTCCCACTTCGCCTGTCGCATCAGATCGAACGCGTCCACAGTCATGGGCTGGTCCTCCCTAAGGTTGTGTGTCGTTTGTGTGCCAAATCCCCCCGCCACAGGGGGCTTTTTCCTAACCCCCTGAGACTTGGTGTTTATTAGAGTGACGACTATAAGATGCCGCCACATATCAGTTACTTACGAGTGGAAGGGAATGGAGCGGGTGAGGAGAATCGAACTCCCGTGACCAGCTTGGAAGGCTGTATTTGGGGCTTCACTATGATTTGTCAAGGGTATCTAAGGGATTGTTTAATAAGGGATTACAGCTATTAAACTCTAACACTCACGTAGATCATCAGCCTTTCTGTGTCTTTTCTGTGCCAAAATCTTGCGGGTTGTCAGCGGGGGTGTTAGAGGGCACGCTGGCGACCTTGCAGACCCGGCCCAAGCCATCACAGCGGGGGCATTTCAGCCACGCGTTATCCGCTGACCATCCCCCAGTCCCGCTGCACCGGTCACAGTCGACCACGGGGGGTGGTGTGGTGGGCTGGTAGGTCCTCGCCTTCGCAATCTGTCCCTGACCGGCACAGAACGAGCATATTGGGTGCGCAGGGTAGCCGAGCGTCCCCGTGCCGCCGCAGTTGGGGCAGCGCTCCAGCTCGACGCCGGTGTGCTGGGCGGGCAGGGAGGTCTGGCCCAGGTCGAGCTTGTCGTATGGACATTGCCGCCCAACTGGGCAGGCAGCACCGACCATGTGGGGCTTGTGACAGCACACCGGCGCGGCGACCGGAGGCTCCGCTGACACTGTGTAGTCCTTGCGGCGCTGCTGCAGAACCTCTCTCAGCAGGGCGTTCGCCTCACGAGCGTGTGCAAAGGCCTCCCGGAGGGCGTCATCCCATGACTGGCTCATGACCGACCTCCCTTCTTCTGCGCCTCACGCCACCGGCGTTCAGCCTTCCACTCTCGCTCTTGCCGGAAGCTCTCTTTCATCTGCGAACAGAATTCGAGCACCGGGGAGGCAACAATACAGAACAGCAGCCACATGCAGATGATGGACATAGGGATCCCTTCAGCCCCGTTCAGGGGCGCAACGACAGGTTGATAATGTAACGTCGAAACAGGTATGATCTGCCCTTCGGGGGACACCCCGCTAAGAGTGCCCAACGTCCGGGTCGGCTGGGCACGACGGTGCCGTCCTTCCGTTCCCTGTAGGGAGTGATAGACATGCCTCTAGGATGCCCTAGGAAGCCCGTAGAGGCCCTTCTAGCCCTTCCCTGGTGTAGGTGTAGCGGGAAGCCCCTAAGGGGCCTGTAGGGGCTTTAAACGGGCTTATAGGGGCATGTTGCCGAGGGGCCCCTAGGGTGGGGGCCTTAAAATACCCATCTGGTCAAGACGAGACGCCAGCTTGTCCGCTGTGTCCTGTCCCGCCAGGTGGGCATAGCGCCTGGTCATTTGGATGGTGGAGTGACCCAGGGCGTCCTGAACCTCCGCCAGTCCCGCGCCATCCTGTATGAGCCAGCTGGCGAATGAGTGGCGAAGTGAGTGAGCTGTTGCCTTACCATGTCTGGCGACGATCTCCGGTTCGGCGTTGAGACCGCATCTCTGGATGGCCCGCAGGATGGCCAGACAGGATCCCTGGCGCGCTGCGCCATAGCGGCCAGGGAATACCAAAGTCTGCTTAGGGTCCCGCACCGTGAACCTCCGCTGCAGAACCTGCGCCACGGCGGCGGTCACGGGAACCAAACGCTCTTTCTTCCCCTTGTTGCCCCACAACCGGATGGCCTTCCAGGTCTCGGTGTCGATCTGATCCCACCGGAGCCGATTGATCTCACCCGTGCGCGCTCCAGTGAGCGACAGAACCACCATGAACTCCAGTGGCTCACGCATCAATTCACGCTGGGCTTCTGTGATACGCTGCGGCTTACCGCCGCGGCCGACAACGTCCCGGTAGGGGTCCAGGGCAGTGTGCAGCCGACGGTATTCCTCAGGGGTCAGCCAGCGGGTCTTTACGGGCACCTTAGGCCTCCGCCAAGGGTTCCTCGACGTCGCCTCCAGCAGCAGCTCAGGTGTCCGATACTTCAGGACGGCGACATACCGGCTCGCCGCCTTGATGTGCTTCAGCTCATGGGCAATGGTCTGGGGTGCCATGCCTTCGGCCCGCCTGGCTTGGACCAAGCGCTCACAGTCCGCTGTGGTCAGGTCGTGCAGCCACATGGTGGGTGACAGGGCGAACAGACCAGGCTTGTTCGGGTTGCGCCCCACGGTCTTGAGGGTGGTCGCCTTGGTGCCGCTGGCGGAGGCCTTGCCCTCGCTCTCAAGAGACTGGATGTAGAGCGCCAGGGCCTGCTCAAGGGTGATTGCTCGGCGGCCACCCAGGGCAGCCGCTGCTTCGCTCTGAAGGTCAGCCAGGAGGGCGGTTAGAGCGGCCGTAGCGGCCTTCTTGTTGTCCGTGCCCAGCTGCCTGCGGATCCTGGCCCCGGTGACGGGGTGGACGACATCGGCATACCAGAGAGTGCTTTCGGGTCGTCGGTAGAGCTTCATGGTCAGAACCCCCTTCCTTCACCGGTGTTGGTGGTGTCGTCCAAATACCACCACTTCGCCACACCCCCGGTGAACGCCTGATGCACCATGTCGGCAAATCGGGACATGGCGTCACTCATCGACCACCCAAAGGTGACCATGCGGGCCTTGCTATGCTGGTCGAACACACCCCACCCCGAAAGGGCAGGCTCCACGGTGACGAACAGCGTGTCACAGTGGTCCGTGAAGAGGCACATCATACGGCCCGTAACACCACGGCGTATGACGGCACTCTCCACGATGCCGTGGTAGTGCGAGAGCTGGACCTCACACTCCACCAACTTGTCATACTCATCCACAGTCAGCTCATCAGAAGACACAACGACGTCGTCCTTCTGATGGTCGTCGCCGTCGTCACGTAGGTGCGCGCCTACATTGGACATTGGTAGAGTTTCCCGTCTTAGCGGCACCCTCTACGGGGTGCCTTTAGAGCCCCTTAAAGTCTCCCTAGAAGACGATGCACGGGATGCCGGGGGTGTAGCATCAGGGAGTGGTAGGCCACGGGACGAGGTGTCCCCTGACTTGTTACGCTTCAGGACACGCAGCGCGTCCTTAACCTCCAATTTACGGGCCCCGTAGATCAACCCGTAGATCCAGGGGTTCTGAAACTGCAGCACAAATTTACCCCACTCCTCCCTGTTCAGGTCGAAGATGTCGGCAATCTGCACCACCCTCTCAGGGTTCAGCGGCTGTCTGCCCAGCTCTGCTGCTGACACACCACCGTCGGTCATGCCGAGTAGGTCTGCCAGCTGCTGCTGCGTCATCTCATGCTCCTCCCGTATGGAGCGGAGCATCCCGCCAATGGCACGGCGGTAGCGATAGGCCATCTCCTCTGCCTCGAGTGACTCTGGCGTCCCATCCTTCGGAAGGTAGCCGATGGCACGGGCTGCTGATGAACGAATGTTGCTGTTACGCTTGATAGTCATGTGGTGGTCCTCACTCACACGGTGTCAGAGAGGGAACGGACGTTCCGTCCCTAGTATGCTGACCCCATGTGTTGGGTCTAATAGACCTTAAAGGACTCTGTCCACTATGAAATTTCACTATTACGGCCTTTTAACAATGATGCACGGGTGTGTGAATGGAATGGTATGTAGGACGGACAACGTCCCGTCGTCCCTAGGGGACTTATTAATGGATGGTTACCGTGAGGGGACGGCACGTCCCGTGCCCTGAGTAGAAGATCTAACCGCGGTAGGGAACCGTTATAGCGGCGTTACGTTACTCTCAGGTTTACGTTAGAGACACCCTTAGAGGGCACTTAGAGAAACCCTTAGAGGGCACTTAGAGAGCACTTAGAGAGCACTTAGAGTGATACACCTACTGTCTATTCTCCTATGTCTTACCGTAGTATGTATCACTCTACGGACACGTAGACACACCTCTAGGACACCTAAAGACATTTCTAGGGGTATACCTAGAGATAGCTTTAGAGACACTTAGAGATACCGCTAGAAACATTCTAAGGGTCCTATTAGGTGTTGTTTAGGTGACCTTTAGATACATCTATAGAATATCTATTAGGTATTATATTAAGTATGTTTTTTCGGAGGGTAGGGAGGGGCCCCCTCTTCGAGGACACCGTTTTAGGCGCACGGTATTATTGCGCATCTGGGATGCGTGTAGATCATGGCTGTCTGCAGGGCACCTAGCGGGCACCTAGGACGGACTCCGTTCCGTCGTCCCTAGCGGGCACCTAGCGGCCAGTCAGGCGCGGGAAACGGAGTGTGCATACAAATCTGGCAGGAGCGCGTCTCTCAGGTGCGCCCCAATCAGGTTCGCCCCGCCCAGGCTTGCCCCAATCAGGTTCGCCCCAATCAGGTTCGCCGCGCTCAGGTTCGCCCCGCTCAGGTTCGCCCTGGTCAGGTCTGCCCACAGCAGGTTCACCCCGCTCAGGTTCGCCCCGCTCGGGTTCGCCCCCCTCAGGTTCGCCCCAATCAGGTTCGCCCCGCTCAGGTTTGCCCACCGCAGGTCTGCCCCCCTCAGGTTCGCCCCAATCAGGTTCGCCCTGGTCAGGTCTGCCCGCAGCAGGTTCGCCCCGCTCAGGTTCGCCCCAATCAGGTTCGCCCCGGTCAGGTCTGTCCTGGTCAGGGTTGCCCACCGCAGGTCTACCCTGCTCAGGCTTGCCCCAATCAGGTTCGCCCCGCTTAGGTCCGCCCAGCTCAGGTTCGCCCCGCTCAGGTTCGCCCCGCTTAGGTCCGCCCAGCTCAGGTTCACCCCGCTCAGGTTCACCCCGCTCAGGTCTGCCCCGCTCAGGTCTGTCCAGCTCAGTTCTGCCCGCGCGCCACCAGGATCGTTATCGAGCCACGCCCGATGCGATTGCAGGACTCTGTCAATGTCAGCACGCACGTTCCGCTCCAATGTCTCACTGCTAGGTCAGCCGCATTGCTGGCCTATGAGCGAGACACGCCAACGGCTAGCGTTGGCAATGTCTGCGGAGGGGGGGTGGCTGCAACTATCCCCCGGACTTCGTTGCAACCTATGGCGTCGTAAGGGGCCTGAGTGGCAAGGCCCTCCGAGGGACCAAGCTGCAAATTATCGTTGGGCAACCTCGTCGCAAAACGCCTTCAGCGCTTCGTTCCGCGCTTCAATGTCATCAGGGCCGAACTCGGCCGCGCGCGCTGCCCATTCGGCGTTCAACGCGTCCATTTCAGCCTGTGTGTAGCCCTCGCAGGTTGTCAGCATGAAGGGGGTCGTCGTGAAGGGGTCTATCATTGTTCGCTCCTGATTGTTCAAAGCGTGCCCTAGGACTGCCCCGGGGCACGAAACGTGCCGTTTCCCATGTCAGTATAACCCCGCAAGGCTACACCAGGCTAGGTCAGGCTGCTTCGAGGGCAGTGTAGCGGCGCCGCAGCTCTGCCTCACAGTCTGCCTTAGCGGCTCCTACGCGCGCGTGCTCGCGCCCTGAGAGCGGCTGCTGCTCAAGCCAGGTGTAGAGGTCTGCTACTGCCTCGAGGGCGTTGAGGCTCAGGGACCGGGTCTCGGTGCCGAAATGATACCTCATCACACTGCCCCCTTACGTGCCGGGAGCATCCCAGCCACCGCGGGAGCCAGAAGGCTGCCCAGGGTCAGCCCCGCCAGGGCCAGAAAGATCAGCACTCCAATGTCTGCCAGCATCTGCGTCAGCATGGCCACCATGTCACTTGCCTCCCTGAATACGCACGTCATAGTCGACTGCCAGGGGTGACACCCCGAACTCCCGGGCAAACCGGCGGATGGTCTCCCCGATCCGGTGCTTGAGCGGGATATCGCCGCTGCATGGCATCCGCACCGTCCGCGCGGCACTGCTGCTGCTCGGCACGGCCAAGGTCACGATAGCCTGTCGCTTGATATGCATGGTCGTCTCCTACCTTTTGTGGCTGCTCACTGCTGCGTCAGGGGTATCCTGGCGCATGAACGAACAGTCTGCTGGTGTGGGGAATGGTAGACATGCCCCTAGAATGCCCTAGGATGAGGCTACAGGGCCCTCTGCTGCTTCCCTGGTGTAGGCGTAGCTGGAAGCAGTCGAGAGCCCTGTGCGGGCTTTAAAACGGGTTTCTATAGCAACACCTCTCCATCGGTCATGCTGATGTCCAGCCACACCCTGCCCAGCGCATCGAGGCTGCAGACGCCAACCTCCTGATACTGGGCGTCACCATCACTCAGGGATTGCCTGCGCGTGATGTAGAACTTGCAGCGGTGAATGCGGGCAAGCTGTTTGGCGCTGCGCTCTGCTGCTTCGATGGTTGGGAGATAGCGTCCCCTGATGCGGCGGAGCGTGTCATAGCCCTGCACAAAGTATTCAGCGGCCACGACCGTGCGGTCTGCCTTGTGCTTGGCCATGGCTCAATCCTCCCGCGTCAATTCATGCGCGATGAACGGGTCCTCTTCCCGCCCGTCGTGTGCGTCAGTGAACGCAATCGCGCGGAGTGTTCCCTTGCCGTCTCGGTTCAGGGAGCAGGGAAACGAGACGATGGGCGTAAAGTCGGAGTCCAGCACCATGGTTGCGATGATGTGGGTTTGCGCGCCCTGGCCAACACTTAGCGGCCATATAGATGATGTCATGTCGTGGTTGCTCCAATGTCTCACTGCTAGGTCAGCCACATTGCTGGCCTATGAGCGAGACACGCTAGCGTCTAGCGCTAGCAATGTCTGCGGATTGTTAGAGCGCTCGGGCAGCAATCCGGGCCTTCCCCTTGCTGTAACCGTGTGCCGGAAAACCAACGATCACCTTGCGGTCCTGCCGTTGGCACAACCCGCATGATGCGCAGGTTACATCGTCGCGATAGGTTGCCGGACAGGTTGCAACCTTGCGACCGCCTGGCGTCACGGTGTCAGCCCGCACACCCTCATCAGCATCCTGAACGACGACGACGGGAGCAATGCCAAGCGCTGCTAACTTGTCTGCTTCCTCGAGCGTGTTGGCTGACAGGTTGACCGTGAGGCCCTGGCGATTGGCCACAGCCACAGCACCCTGATTACGAACGTCAGCCATAGGCTTGTGGGTGTAAGTAAACCCGCGCCGTCCGCGATTGGCGTCGACTAGGTCTAGCAGCGCCTCACGGTCAATCGTGTCGCCATTGCCTGGCAAATCTCCCGCTTGGTTATGGCGCCACAGCGTGCCAGCGGGAAGCGCTGCAATCTTTGACGTGAACGCATCCCAGTCCATTGAATGCTTCCCTGCGTCGGTTTCTTTCCAGACAATGGCAAGAGGTCCTCCCTTAGCGTAGCAGCCCCCCGACTTCAGCGGGCAAGCATCCGGGCAAGTGACGCTCTCAGACGTCGAGACCGGTATTGGCCCAACTTTGCGATTAGATGACTTCATTGTGAGGCGAACAAACATTCTGAAATATCCCTGTATCTTGCTGCTAAGTCAGCTGCACTGCTGGCCTATGAGCAAGACACGCTAGCGTCTAGTGCTAGCAATGTCTGCGGAGCGTTAGACTGCACAAAAAACCTGCAATCCACAATTCTCCACAACGCGAGTCCAGTCCTGGCTGCCATTGGCATTCATCGCGTTTACGATGTTCAATGCGATAGCAATTTCATCCGCGAAACGTGGATCGTGGTTCATGTCCTTTTTCGGAAAATACTTTTTCATTCCGTCAAGAAACGCTGCGCTACGTTTATCATATCCGAAACCGTTAGCTGTTCCTCTCTTCATTTCAATTCCGAGGATATGCACAAAGCACGTCAGGCGCCCGGCACCATCGCGGGGACGCTTAAAAGCAACCCGTCCTATTAATCTACCATCCTTGAGGATGACGTAAGCGGACACCTGGCGAAACGCCGCGTCGTGTTGGTAATAAACTGCAGACATTGTTTTGATCCCTTTGGCTACCGGCTGACACGGAACAATCCCGTATCATGCGGAAACCATGACCATAATCCACAAAGGATCGTGGCCACGGGTTTTAGCTTCTTTGAATGTCAATCAGTGTTAGAGGCTTGAAAGCGCCGGTCTCGGAAACCCGCTTGAACCGTTACGCAATCAATCTCCGCGCACATAGGACCACAATCGGCGATCCATGTCACTAACTATCGACACTGTTAGAGTTTATATAGTTGCATATCAGCCATGCAATAATACCGTGCGCCTAAACCGGTGTCCTCGACGGATGCGGGCCCCACGAACGCCCGAATTTTTTCTTTCACAAGAACGTTACCGCACCAAACTACAACTCCTTTCTGTAGATATAGTAATTCACGCTTCTTTTCTGTAGATATAGTAATTAACGCTGTGTTGGCCTAGAGCGTGCCTCGAGCGTGGTCGAGCGTGGTCGAGCGTGCCTCGAGCGTGCCTCGAGCGTGGTCGTGCCGGTCGCACTAGTCGCGCCAGGCCTCACCAAGCCCCACCACTAGCCTCTTAGGCTTCTGCGCTGCGTTGCTATGTGCTTGGTATTGCTACCCTTTGCCGTGCTGCTGCCGCGTTGTGTGTCGTCGTCGCGCCAACGTGTGGGACTCCGGGCCCTTTAAGACCGGTAGGGGCTCTCTAGGATCTCATTCAAAAAAGCCGGTAAAGTTGTTGTTATTGTTATATTTCCCGACATTCTGTCGCGGGAGAGCCGTCCCAGGAGCCCCTCTAAATGTCCCTCGAAACCTTCCTCACCAACCTTATCGCCGCCATCGAGAACGACATCCCGACCATCGAGGCTGCCTTATCGGACCTTGAGCCCCTCGTAGGGATCGGTCTGGGCCTCGCAGGGGCCATTGTGGACGCTTCGGACCCCGCTCTGACCCCCGTAGTGACCCCGCTGGTGGCCCTGGCCCAGAGCAAGCTCGCCGCCGCCCAGGCGGCCGTTACCGCGGCTGGCACGAACGTCCTTTCCGCAACCACCGCTGTCGCCGCCCTGAACACCGCTGCCGTGCAGCTCATCAACGCAGCCGCGCCAGGCATCACCGCCATCGCCAACGTCAATCTGGGGTCGAACAGTCCCCCTGCCTGAGGACCGTTAGATGCCCATCGAGTCCGCCACCTACATCAACACCCTGGTCCCCTCCAACCCGGTTCACACGGACCCCCTGGGGCAGGCTGACAGCCACATCCGCCTCATCAAGACCGTGCTGCAGTCAACTTTCCCCAACGTGGCGGGGCCGGTCAGCGCCAGCGACGTGCAGCTCTCGCAGGGCGTGGTGCCCTCCGGTGGCATCATCGCCTGGCACGGCTCTGCCGCCTCAATCCCAGCGGGCTGGTATCTCTGTAACGGCACCAACGGCACGCCGAACCTCGTCGGCATGTTCATCACGGGCGCCGACGACAGCACCGTCACGCACGGCACCTCCGGTGGGGCCAGCTCCGTCACGGCGACGACCGCGACAGCGGGCAGCCACAACCACGGTGGCCTGGATGGCCTGGCGGGCGGGCAGGGGCTCACGGCCACCACCGACACCCAGGGTAGCCACAACCACGGTGGGTCTGACGCGGCCTACGCGCTGCAAATAGGCGATCTGCCGCCGCACACGCATACCATGCAGGGGTCCATCCTGAATGGCTCCACAGCGGTCCCTATCGTCTCCTACGGGACCCCCTCGGGGTCTGGCGGTGGCTACACGGTCAACAACCCGCCGACCACCAGCACCGGTAGCGGCAACGCCCACGCGCACGGCATCAGCACGGACGGCGCCCACGCGCACAACGTCACCGTCAGCCCCGTGAACGCGCACCAGCACAGCATCAGCACTGACGGGTCGCACAACCACACCGTCACGGTCGCCACGCTGCCGCCGTATTACGCTCTGTGCTGGATCATGAAATCGTAGGGAACGTCCCTAGCAGTCCAGCGACCCGAGGAGGGGTAGAATGCCGTCAGCCCCGCCGACCACGATCCTGCCCTTCCGCCAGTTCGCCGAGAAGGGCATCCTGCATGACCCGTCGCCCTACGAGCTTGACCTGAACGCCTTCTCAGGTGGCGCTAACATGCGCTTCCACGCGAACCGTGCAGAGGCGTCGCCCATCTTCAGGCAGATTGCCACGCTGACCGACCCACCGGCCTTCTGCGTGGCTCGCAGGCCCTCCAGTGGCTTCGACAGCGCCTTTGCGGTTGGGACCGATCAGAAAATCTACCAATACACCACAGGCAGCGTCGCGGACGTCTCCCCCCTAGGGTCCCTTTACTTCACCATCAGCAACCCTGGAGCGGGCTATACATCGCCCCCTACGATCACCGTAGCGGCCCCTGGGAGTGGCACCACAGCCACCGCAGTGGCCTCCCTGGGCCTTAATGGCGTCGTCAGCTACATCACCCTCACCAACGTCCCCAGCGGGTATTCTGCGGGGTCCGTAGCGGTCACCGTGGGGGCTCCTCCGTCAGGGGGCACGCAAGCTGTCGTCACCGCGCTCTGGGTGCCCTTCTCGGCGAGCACCGTGAACACCCCGTTCACCGCCACGTTCCTCGGTGACGTCACCTACATCAACAACCAGAGCGGCCAGCCCTACTTCTACGGGCCCTCCAGCACCGTCTTCCAGCAGCTACCAAACTGGTCCGTGAGTTGGAACGCGGCCTCCGTGCGGGCCTTCTCGGACTACCTCGTCGCCTTCAACGTGACCAAGGGCGGGGTGTCGTATCCGAACATGGTAAAGTGGTCGGACATCACCCTGGCAGGCTCGCCGCCGATCAGTTGGAATGCCAACGACGCCACCACGAACGCCGGGGAGAACATCCTAGAGCAGCTCGACACACCCATCATCGACGCGTTTCCGCTGCGGAACATCATGGTCATCTACGCCTCCGATCAGGTGTGGTCGATGTATGCCGATGGCAGCCAGGAGGTGTTTGAGTTCCAGCGCCTGTTTGGCGACGGTGGCCTGATCAATCAGAACTGTGTGGCTGAGGTTGAGGGCATCCATTACGTCTTCGGCACGACGGACATCTATCGGCACGACTCCCTGACCAAGGTGTCCTTGGTTGACAAGCTGAACCGTGACTACATTTTCCGGAACCTGAACTTCAACCTGGTTCAGAACTGCTTCGTTCTCTACATGCCCGCCCTGCAGCAGATCATGTTCGCCTATCCCACGGGCAACAGCGATGCCTACTTCACGCAGGGCATCGGCTGCAACCAGGGCTTCATTTACGACATCCAGTCGGGCACGCACGCGTTCATCGACCTTCCGAACGTCACCGCGGCCACCGTGATGACCCTGTTCAACGGGCCGACCTACGCGTCTGTCTCTTCTGGTCTCCAGTATAACAACACTGGAAGCAGCTATTACGATGAAGGGAACTCCTTCGCGCAGAACATCGTCATGTCCTCGCAGGCTGGTGGCAACGTGACCTCCAATCGCCTTCTCGGCTATGACTTCATGAACAAGGGCAACCTGGCTTTGCCCGCCTCTTTCGACTGTATTGCTCCCGCGATACTCGAACGCACCGGGATCGACCTCGATCAGATCGGTTCCAACCTCGAAACGTATAAAGGCATCAGGCGCCTTTTCCCCCTGGTCGTAATCTACGACGACATTCCGCTGAATGTGCAGGTGGGCAGCTCCATGACCCCCACCGGCACAGTAGTGTGGGGCGCTCCCGTCTCTTTCAATCCGAACACGGACTATAAGGTCGACGTGAGACAGGGCGGACGTTTCCTCGCGGTGCGCTTCACGGCACCGCAGCCTGTTGACTTTGAGATCGCAGGCTTCGACGCTGACATTTATACGGCTGGGAGGCGGTAATGGCTGCAGCTGCAACCAAAACATCCGCCCCCACGCCGTATATTGGCAGCACCACGCCGGTCCTCGAGGGCAGCAATCAGCAATACCTGTTGCAGGAGCTGACCCGCATCGGAACAGCTGTGGCGACGACCCAGGCGATGACCCCACAGTCCTCCGTAGCGCCCCCTAAGACATCTCAGAAGACCAATCTAGACGGCCAGATGCGCCTCGCGCGCTACCCCTGGTGGCCCGTGAGCGGCCAGACGGCCGACGCTTGGGTCTATTACGACCAGGCTGGGGGCGTGTGGCGTTACCTGTCGACGGCCCCCACCAGCACACACTGAGGTCTCATGAAATACCATCAGCTGATCGCGCACAACGTCGACTGTTTGCCTTTGCTGCACGCCATTCAACGGCAGCCCGAGCTGTTCAACGAGGACCGCTTTCGCACGACCTACGAGAACACCCCAAACGTCGACGTGTCGGACATCCTGATCCGCTACAGCGACACGAAGGTCAAGGATACGACGACTGCCGTCATCGGTGACAACGGCCCAGTGTGGCGGGACGCAGCCCGCAAGCTGCCGCAGTTCTGGCCCATCGTGAAATCACTGATGCAGCGTGTGGACGCTTACGAGCTGGGTCGGGTGATCATCTCCAAAGTCCCCCCAGGCGGCCGTGTGCTGCCCCATGCGGACAACATTGGGGCTTATTGCGATGTCAGCGACCGAAGCCGCTACCACGTCATTCTGCAGGGCTTTCCTGGCAATCTCTACACCACCGGTGATGAGACTGTGGAGATGCGAACTGGTGAAATTTGGTGGTTTGACGCCCGAGCGATGCACAGCGTCCACAACCAGTCCACGGATGACCGCATTCACATGATCGTGGACGTTCGGAGCTTCCAATGATCTCGCAGCTAGAGCGCTGGCCGGATGTCGTCGACGAGTTCCGCCTTCTCATTGATGACCACTACGAAGAGCTGGCTCTGGACAAAGACAAGGTGCCCCTGAACGTCGATTGGGACCGGTATATGCGGCTCTACGAGGCCGGTGTGCTTCTGTTCGTGTCCCTTCGTGACGAGGGTAAGCTGGTTGGCTACTTCATCGGCTTTGTCATGCCACACCTGCACTACGTCGACTGTGTGACGTGTGCAATGGACATCTATTTCGTTCACCCGTCAGTGCGCGGGCGCTTCGGCGGGCTACGCCTCCTGCGACAAGTCGAGCGCATCCTGCGCGCTAACGGCGTTCACCGCTGGACCATGGGGTCCAAGAACCACGCACCATCAGACCGCCTTTTCGCGGCGATGGGCTTCAAACCAATCGAAACATACCACTCGAAGTGGTTGGGAGACTAGAACCATGGCACTTGTAGCAGCCGCCGGTGTTGCCGCAGCCGGATCGGTTGCTTCCTCATCCATCAACGCCAGCAATAGCAAAAGTGGCGGGGCGTCTTCCTCATCGAGCGCCAACGCGCCGTGGGGACCGCAGGCCGGATACCTGACGCAGGGCTTCCAGCAAGCCAACGACATCTACAACAACCGCACCGCGGCGGGCCCCTACAGCGGCCCTGCGTATGCTGGTGACAATTCCATTCAGCAGAGCGCGAACGCCAACGCGAACACCTATGCCAACGGCCTCGGCGGCTCGCTTGCCACGACTATCGGTGAGAACAGCGGAACCGGCACGGGCAACCTGCAGGGCTACGGGGCGACCGCCAGCGGTCTCGCCACCGGCGCCACGCCACTCAGTGCCGCCCTCAACACCTCTGGCGTCCAGGGCGCGCAGGCCATCAGCGGGTCCCAAACCGCCCTGAGCCAGCTTCAGCAGCAGGCCCTGTCGAACCCGACACAGTCCCTGCAGGCCGACGCGCAGTCCTACATGAACTCCGCGCCCGTCGCGCAGGAGCTTCAGGCGGTGAACGCTCCGATCCAACAGACCCTGAGCGAGCAGACCATTCCAGGGCTGAACCGTCAGGCGGCCATGGGTGGAAACGAGAACAGCTCCCGTGCAGGCGCTGCTGAAGCGCTTGCGGCGCAGGGCGCAGCCACGGCGGAAGGCAGTGCCGACGCCAGCATCGAGAACAACGCCTTCAACACCGGCCTGAACACCGCTGCAAACACCTATGAGCAGGGCCTTACGACCTCGCTGAACTCCGCCACAGCTGGCGGCGCGCTTGGTCTGCAGACCGCGGAGGGCGCTGGCAACCAGCAGCTCAACGCGAACGCTCAGGTCGGCAACAGCGTCTCCCTCGGCGACAGCCAGGCGGCCCTTTCGAGCCAGCTTGCGGGCAACAACTACAGCCTGCAGTCCACCGCCGGTGCGCAGCAGCAGAACGACGCCAACGCGAACATCGCCGCCAACGAGAACCTCTACAATTACCAGCAGGGCTACCAGCAGAACCTTCTGCAGGGCTACATGCAGGACATCTCTGGCAACTACGGCGGCAGCACCAACGGCACCGGCACCACGCAGCTGGGGTCGAACCCTGTCAGCGCTGCCCTCGGCGGTGCCACGACGGGCTACACCCTCGCTAACGGCAGCAACGGCGGCGGCGGAGCAATCGGAAGCTACCTGAACAACCTCTTCGCGCCCTCTGGCACGACTTACAGCAACAACGGCACCGCATCCTACGCCCCCGATCCGAACGCCAGCTACCCCGACGGAGCTTACGTGAACGACGGCTACGGCAACATGGTCATCGGCGGCGGTATGTGATCCAACAGTCCCCACACAAGGAGAGCCTTATGGCCGATCCAACACAGCTCCCCGGTGTGGGGGCTTCTGACCCTTACGGTTTCATCGGTGTCGATCCTGACGCCCTCGTGACCCCGCAGACCCTATCAACCGTCGGCCAGGGGGTGAAGGGGCTTGGGCAGAGCATCATTGGTTCCTACGGGTTTGGGCCCAAGGCTCTTGTCCCCCAGTCCATAGACCCCGCGGCTCCCGCCGCTGCCGCCGCAGCTCAGGATGCTGCCGCGCAACAGCAGGCTCAACAGCAGCCCCCCGCCGCTCCCTACATTCCGCAGGACCACCGCAAGGAGCTGGATGACCTCGGCGTCGTCGCTCCACCGCGGCAGTCCAGCCTCGGCAGTGACTCCGCCAACGCACAAGCGCTGGCTGACGCCTCCGCCCCGCCCGCCCTCCCGGGCACCGGGCAGGACATGAGCGCGGCCCCTGCAGCTCCCGCAGCGCCGCCCCCTGCGGCTTCCAATCCGCCGCCTTCTCAGGACCAATCAGCCGCCCCGCAAACAGCCCCGCTAGGGCAGGCGGCAGCCATCCCGATGTTGGTGGATCAATACGCCGACAAGCACGGTATCCCGAAGAAGGTCGCCCGGGCCATCATCGAGCAGGAAAGTCAATACGGCGCCACCTCTCCGAACCTCGGGCAGATCACATCGAGCACCGCGCAGTCCCCAGGCTTTGATATGCAGCCGATCAGCGCGGCGGACATCAACGACCCGAACAAGAACCTCGATTTCACGTTCGACCTGCTGAAGCGCAAGGCCAAGGCTGCCGGTCTGGACATGAACAACCCTGCCGACCTTCCGGCCATCCTGAAGTTGCAGAACGGCGGCGGTGACCCGAAATACGTCGATCACGTCATGGCTCGCATGAACGGTGGTCCGCAATACGCCGACGCTGGCAACGTCGCCACCGACGCCACACCCACACCTGCACCTGCACAGACCCCCACGCAGCTCCCCGGCACTGGGTCGAGCCCCTTCGACGGCGTTGACTACAAGACGCTCCTGCAGGGCCGCCTGCCGGGCCAAGCGCCTGACGTCGACCTGCCGCTGAACAACAAGCAGAGGGCCCTCATGGGGCTCGCTGCGGGCCTCTTTTCGGCCGACGGCGGAACGCGTGGTCTCGGGGCTGGCATCACGAACATGCTTGGCATCCAGAACCAGGATCAAGATCAGAAGATCAAGACCGCACAACTTGGCGGTCAGCTAGCTTCCGATGCCACGCGGTGGCAGCAGATGCAGGCTCAGATGGCCCTGCTCAAGCCCAAGCAGGATCTCCTCACGGCTAATGCTGACGCCGCCCAGACCAAAGCAGCAAACGCCCAGCGCGCTGCTGACGACACACACGCAAGGGTGCAGATCCAGCAGGGACGCCTGGGACTGCAGGACATGCAGTATCAGCTCCGCAAGCAGGTGGCGGACGCCAACATCAGTGGTGACAGCAAAGCCAACGCGGCGCTGCAGCTTGACAACGTCAAAGAGGCGCAGGGCATCGAGGAGATGGGCGAGAACGCCATCAAGACCCTCCCTGTCGTGGCCGACATGAAGGCTGTCATCGCCAACGGGGCAACCCCTGGCAACGACCTGATCTCCAAGTGGAAGCGGAGCGTCGCGCAAGCGTTGGGTGTTCCCGTGGGCGACACCGATCCGTCATCCGTGCAACTCGCTCAGGCAGCCTCCGCGCAGCTTCAGAGGGGTAACATTCAGGGTATGCGTGGCCTGGGCCTGCGGTCGAACCGCGAGTTCACCACGTTCATCTCAGGCTTGGCGAACGTCGACCAGAACCATCAGGCGCTTGGCACGGTGCTTGATCTGCAAGAGCGCGGTATGCAGCTCGACAAGTCCATCTACGACCAGTGGCACTCCATGTCACCTGACGAGCGCCTTGCACGCATCCGCACACCGATGGGCATCGACAGTTGGAAGAACCCCATCCTCCAGCAATACGGCGCCGATAACGGCGTCCAGCCAAACGGCGCTCCGACGCAGCCCAACATCCAGAAGGGCCCGAACGGCTGGCAGGTTGCCCCTCCCGCAGTCCAGGGCGGCGCCCCCGTCAAATTCCAAATCGTCCCATGATCTAGGAGTCCTCGATGCCGGTCCTTATCGACACAGGTGACGGCAACCCCGTCAAGGTGAACATCGACGGCATCGAGGACATGGCCCCCGATCAGCAGGTCGCTGCGGTCCAGTCGGTCACCGCTACGTTGCACGCTCAGGGTCACGTTAACGCCGGTCCACAGGCAACACCACAGCCATCTCAGCCTCCAGATACCTCCTGGGGCGGAGCACTCCATCACGGGCTCGCAGAGGCCGCTCAGGGCCTCGGATCGACCATCTCAACAGTCGGCCAGCTCGCCGGTTCAGACACCCTTCAGGGCGCCGGTAAGAGCGTCTCTGGTGCCGTAAGCGAGCCCGCAGGCTATCAGCCCACGGACATCCCAGGAGCCCTCCGCCAGGGCGACTATATGGGCGCCCTCAAGCAGCTCCCCCGTGCCGCCGCTGAATACGCTCCGCAGCTCGCCGGACAGCTTGCTGGCGCCGCCGCTGGGAGTGCCGTAGCGGGCCCTGTGGGCGCCGCTGTGGGTGCTGGTGGTGCCACGGCCCTCGAGAACTTCGGCCCCAACGTCCAGGCTCGCGCAGCCGCAAACAACGACACCGCGCCGTCAACCAGTGACGCCGTCGTCGGTGGCCTGACGACCGCCGCTCAGTCCGCCCTGGCGGGCGTCGGCATTCCCGTTGGCAAGGGCCTGGGGGCCATCGCCCGGCCCCTTACGCAGATCGCTGCTGACACTGGCGTTGGCGCTGGCAACGAAGCCCTACGCGAGGTTGGCACTACGGCTGGCACTGACAAGGGCCTGTCCGTCGATCCCGCGCAGATCGGCGCCGCTGGTCTGCAGGCGGGCGTGTCTCGTGCCGCCTCAGTGGTCCCTGGAGCTGCCCGCGAAGGTATCCAGGCGGCCACCGATCAGGCCATGTCACACCGGGTCGAGCAACCCGCGAACGAGGACCACGCCGCCAGCATCGTGCGCGTCAAGCAGCAGATGGACGCCATCCAGCAATCCTCTGCACAATCGGGGGATGCCGTCCCCGCCACGACCGCGGCGAACAACCTGAAGAACCAGCTCCGCACCAACATCCAGGGCTACCTGAACGAGCTGGCCGACGCCGGTGTGGTCGACAAGTCGGCCGCCCGTGAAGCGGCCCAGGTCATCATCGCGCGTGGTGAGCGCCACAACAACGTCCTCAACGACGACGACTTGGCCTACATCCGCGACACCGTGTTGCGCGGTGTGAACCCCGACGTCGCCAACCCGATCCTCAACGACGCGCGGGACCTCAACACTGTCTCCACGCAGTCCTTCAAGAACGCCACGACGGGCCCTCTGCAGCAGCTAGGAAGCCTTGCAGGGCGTGTCATCGGGCCCACCTACGAGCTGATGCACGGCAACGTCATGGGCGCCGCAGGCGCAGCCATCCTCGGCCACGGCATTGGGGCGAAAATCGGCTCTTCGGTGGGCCGCATGGGCGACACGGTCCTCGGCCTCTCCAAGCCTCCCGTTTCGTATCAGCAGATGGCCGCGCAGCGGATGCTGGCCAAGCAGGGCCTCGACGCTGGAAACACGTTGCAGACCGTTCCGGCGCGCGCAGCGGTCAGCGACATTCAGCCCACCATAGCCGCGATGAACGATCCTGGCCCGGTGATCAAGGACACCGACACGGACATCGACCCCGCCATCAAGGCGAAGCAGATGGACGCGATGCAGAAGCAGCGAGACGCTGATGCTGCCGTGCAGGCCAGAGCGGAGGCGCTGCAACGCGCGCAGACCGACAAGGCCTATAACGCCGTTCAGCCTGCCCGGAACCCGCAGGTTGAAGACTATCTTGCAGGGAAGCTGAAGCCACCTAGCGACAACACAGCTCCTCTCGGTGCTCAGACGGCATCCGAAATCGCCGTGTGGCAGCAGATGTTGAACAACACCAAGTTCCGCCAGAAGCTCGCAAAGGGCCAGCTCGCTGTCCTCGATCAGGCCGCGTCCGATGACCGTTCGGGAGATCCGTTCTCGATCACGGACCCCAACGCCATCAGCCCAGCGGTGAAGGCCCGCCAGCTTGCCCAGATGCAGGCCCTCCAGGCCAAGCAGAAGGTCCAGCAGGCGAAGCAGATCCAGGCCTCGATGGAACTGCAGGGGAAGGCCAACGACCCTGCGCAGCAGTCTGCGCAGGACCAGATTGAGGCCTACCTGAGCGGTAAGCTGAACGCCCCCACGGACGAGCCCAGCGTGTCGGTGCTCAACCGCCAGACCCGCGCTGAGATGTCGGCGCGCGACCAGATGCTCGCAAACGCACGCACTCGGTCAAAGATGGCGGCTCTGCAGCAGAAGGTGCTGACCAAGGCCTCTGACGATCAGGTCGACAACCTGGCCCAGCGGAAGGTCGATGCCGCAAGCAAGAAGGCCGCAGTAGACCTACAGGCAGCTTCGGTCATCCCATCTGAGCGCGGTGACGTGCCCGGCGTGGCCCAGGCTGCTGCCGTGGCTCGAGCCCACAGGGCCGCCGCCGGTGTCCTCAACGATGCCGGGCAGCTCCCCGAACAGGCCCGGGACGCGATCTCCGTGGGCAACCCCGGCGCCATGGTCACACCCGAAGGTGCCCCGGTGAACCTGGACGGCACCCCTCTGGAAGCCTCTAGGCCGCGCCTGTGGAGGGCTCTGCGTGCCCCTGAGGCACCTACACCCGGCGAGCCCCAAGCGGCTCCTACGGGCTCCGTAGAGCCTCCTGAGGCCATGTCCCCGACGCCAGGTGTCCCGGCCTATCTGGACAACCACCTGCAGCGCCGCCACGGCATCCCGCTCACCAAGGACGTCTGGCACGCTGCCATCGACGCCGCACAGGGGGCAGGGGACATCAATCCAATCCAGGCGCGCTCCTACCGGGAGGGCCCTGACATGGGGATGTCACCGGAAGAGCGGGACATGTTCGTCAAGCACATCGCTGGCGTGTCCCAAAAGCCTTCCAGCTCACAAGGAGCACAGCCGGAAGACCGCACAGTCCGTCGTCCAATAGCCTACAAAATCGCAGCCGACACCTACCACAGCAACACGAACCGTGACATCGCCGAGCTTGAACAGCTTGGAATGCCTGCGGGTGCAGCGCTTCTGCGGGAGATACGCGATGCGAACAACCAGACCAGAGACACCAACAAGACGGCGATTTTCAACAAAGGGCTCGAGCAACTCGACCCCGCAACTGCTGCCGCCGTTCGTGCGCGTGTGACTGCTGGGCAACTGTCCCATGGAAAACCCAAGGCTCCCAAAGGAAACTCTAAATGATGTCACATTCTATGGGTCCGAAGGCGCCTGACCAGGGCCAGACGACCAACTCCGCTCACGCCACCAACATGGCGAAGATCGCTGCCACCCGCGCCAGTGCTCGCAAGATGCTGACGGGCGGCTCTCCTGCTGCCAACGCCACCGCTTCGCAGCCATCATCGGCTGCGGGCGGGGCTGGCAACTGGAAGAGCCAGGTGTTGGGTGTGCTCCAGGCGCACGGCGTTCAGGCGGGCGTGCATCACATCCACGCTGCCATCGACACGCTGAAGGCGCAGGGGCGCTTCACGCCGTTCCAGGCGCACGCTCTGAAGGCCCATAACGGGCCCCTAGCGGGTCCGCAAGGCCAAGCCACAATGGGCGCCGTAGCAGGGCAACTCATGCCCAAACCAGCGGCTCCAGCAGCCCCGGCCATGCCGCAGCGCCCCGCAATGCCACAGCAGCCTGCCATGCCGCAGCGTCCTGCTGCTCCCATGATGGGCGGCGGGGGCATGTGATGCCCAAACAGCTTCGAGCACCACGCAAGTGTAGCCAGAAGTGGAAGACGAGCACGCGAGGGGGCCGCAAGGGCGTTTTCGATCCGTCAAGGGTCGGTGAGCGTGGCTACCCGAAGGACGAGGCTTCCTTCGAGCGGCGTCGCGAGAGTGCCCGGGCTGCCATGGCTGCCAAACTAGCCAGCGGCAAGATGGGGCGCCCTAAGGGCGTCCGTGACGGAATGTCGGGGCGCGGGGGCGCCGTCGCTCAACTGCATGAGGAGGCCGAATTGGCTGCTAGGAAATCCATCGAGACCATGGTCGAGTCAGGCCAGCTCTCTGACGAAGCGAAGGGCAACGAAGCCCTCGAGGCTGCCTTTGAGATCATCAAGGCCAAAGATCCGGAAACGAAGCTCTACCTCTATCACCCCACGCACCGCCTCGCGGCCATGCGCCTGGTGGCTGAGTTCATGAAGACTCGTCCGGTCGTCCGTCAGGAGACTGAGCTGAAGGGCGCTGAGGCGTTCCTGATGGCGCTCAAAGACTAAGCGTGACTTAGCGTTTCACAAGGGGGCGTAGCGTGCCAGAGATCAGCCAATCAGCCTTGGCGGTTCGCCGCAGGCTGCGAGACGACTTTGCGTTCTACGCCCCCAACGCTCTACAGATCCGAACCAAGGATCAAAAGATCGAGCCATTCAGGCTCAACGTCGCCCAGGAGCGCCTTCTGGAGGTGATCGAACGCCAGCTCGAGACGAGGGGCTACGTCCGCATCATCATCCTCAAGGGCCGTCAAATGGGCCTGTCCACCGCCGTTGGCGGCTGGATCTACTGGTGGGTGTCACAGCGTATCGCGCAGAAAGCCATCGTCGTCACGCACGACAGCAAGGCCACGCGGAACCTTTTCAGCATGACGGAGCGCTTTCACGAGAAGTGCCCCGACCTGCTGAGGCCCCACACGAAATACTCATCCCGCACCGAGCTGCTCTTCGACAAGCTCGACAGCGGCTACACGGTTGCTACGGCAGGCGGTGCAGGCATCGGCCGCTCCGATACCATCACCTGCGCACACCTTTCCGAGCTGGCGTTCTGGGAGCGCTCAACAGCGAGGGATAACTATTCCGGCCTCATGGAATGCATCCCCACCCGTCCCGGCACCGCGGTGTTCATTGAGAGCACCGCTAACGGCGTCTCAGGGCTCTTTTACGAGCAATGGCAGGCAGCCATTCAGGGCACCACCGATTTTGAGCCTCTGTTTCTTCCCTGGTTCATCGACGAAGGCTACCGACTGCCGGTTCCGAAGGACTTTCAGCGGACACCTGAAGAGGAAAGCCTAGCAGCCGAATACGGCCTCGACGACGGGCAGCTCATGTTCCGCCGGGCCAAGGTTGCTGAAAAGGGCGTCGATCAGTTTCGCCAGGAATACCCCTGCTGCGCCACAGAGGCCTTCCTGACATCAGGCCGTCCGGTCTTCAACCCTGACCAGATCAACGCATGGATCGACGCACAGCGCGCCAGCATCGGCTTCAAGGAGCCCCTGGCACGCATGTCCCTGGAGGGCAAAGATTGGATCGCTGACCCGCGGGGGGAGCTTGCCTGCTATGCCCCCCACCGGGACGACGAGACTTACACTATCGGCGCCGACACTGGTGCAGGCGTGCGGCGGGACTTCAGCGTTGCCACCGTGCAGGACAGCTCCCGCCGTGTGGTCGCCAAGTGGCGCTCCGACCGTTACGATCCCGACAACTTTGCACGGATCCTCGCACATCTCGGAGCGTTCTACAATTACGCCGAGATCATCCCGGAAAACAACAACCACGGCATCCTTGTGTGCCGCGTGCTGAACGTCGACTTCAGCTACCCGAACCTCTACCGCCAGGAAGTCTACGACAAGATCAGTGACACCACGACGATGGTGCTGGGCTTCAACACCAACGTGAAGTCAAAGCCGATGATCATTGACAAGCTGCGCGCGGATCTTCGCACCGGCGACGTCCCACAAATTGAAGACGTGGACACTCTGCATGAGCTGCGGGCCTTCGTGGTCACGGAGAACGGCCGCATGGAGGGTGACGCGGGAACCCATGATGACTGCGTAATGGCTCTGGCACTCGCCAACCACGCCAATAAGGGGGCCTGGGTGCCCATCGTCAATGAGTCGAGCTGGTATGGGGCGTATGACGCCGAGCCGGTCGAACAGTCCGCACAGGAGTAGATATGACCCCCAAGCTCACTGATGACCGGATTATCGGCATCATCGACTTCCAGATCGGGCAGTCCGTAGGGTTCTCACAGTCCCGACTGTCCAAAGAGCGGGAGCGCGTCCTGCGCTATCGCAACGGCGAGCGCCCGTTACCGATGCACCGCGGACAGTCCGACTATATGAGCCTCGACGTCTATGACTCGGTCGAGAGCATGAAGGCCCAGCTCCTCGAGGTCTTCACCGGCAACACACGTCCCGCGAAGTTCTCGCAGATGCCCGACGAGGACGAAGACAGCGCGAATACGCGCACTGATTACGTCAACAACGTGATTTTGGATCAGAACCCCGGATTTTCGATCT